GTGTTTTTTGTATTCTGCGGTTAAATTTTGAGCTAAACCTAGTTTTTTAGCATTAGCATTAATAATTTCTCGATTAGCGGCAATTTCCTGCTCGGATTTTTCAGATCCACCTTTTTTAGGATTTAGTAAATCTTCCGAAAATTTAGCATCGGCTTCAACCATCGCCTTGATTTTGTCATCATAGGCTTTATAAGTATCAACAATAGCTCCAAAATTGCCATTTAAGACATTTTTAAGCTCCATTCCTGCCAATTTAAGGGTATCTACCAATCCCACAACAACTGTGGTCGTATAGCGGAACAATACGCCTAACACATTAATTACATCGGTAATAAAACCTACAAACCCGCCCGATTCTTTGGCTGTGTCGTTAAACGCTTTAGATAGGGCATCTAAGGTTGGTATAAAGGCTTGCGTAAACGCTAAGGTTACCATTCGACCACTAGCTTCCAATCGTAGGTGCAATTCGTGCGCCTTATTAACGGATTCTGCGTATTGGTCAAACTTGCCTCTTGATTCTTCTAATGTCTGAGCAAGACCAACAATATCAACTCCACGAATACCTTTTCCTAAAACTTGAAAAGCAATACCGTTACGAGTTACGGAATCATTAATTTTTGCCAAGCCAGTAATGGTTTTTTCAAACAAGTCCTGAGCTGATAAATGGGCTATATCTTGAAGCGTTACCCCTAAACGAGCAAACGATTCTTGTGCCTTAGCACTACCTAAAGCGGCAGTTTCAACCTTTTGGTTAAAACCTGAGTATATTCTTCCAGTTTCTTCGGCACTACCGCCGTTTTCCTCTAATGCTTTGGATAATTCCAAAACGGAGGCTGTGGTTACATCATTAGCTTTTGCGGTTTTTACAATTGAATCGGCAAACTCCATTGATTTACTAATTAATTCTCCAAATCCTGCAATAGTGCCTAATTCAAGGAGCTTGTCCTTGAAGTTTTCCATCATCTTATTAGCGGAAGCGAGATTTTGTTGGAACTCGGTGGTGTCAAGCCCCATCACCACGCCAAGTCGAGCTAGATTGTTACTCATCTACTTTTTTCTCCGTTAATCTCTTTGGCACATTAGGTGCTTGTAATACAAACGCTAATAATTGTTGGCTAGCTTGCTCCTTCTTATCTTCTTCCGATAATGGCGGATAAATATAATCATACGCCTTTGGAATAATATCTTTTAATGAATAAGGTTTAGATCCTTCTTTCCGCATGTAATTATAAACACCTGCGGTCAAATTACCTAGAATTTCTAATATTCCTTGATTACCAATTAATCCTTCATGATATAAAACGCAAATATCATTAAATATTTCTTCCGAGATTGCATCAGGGTCAGCTCCATGTGCCGTTATATAAGCCTTAACCTGCCTACGGGCTGACCGAACTACTTTCCCTTAATTTCCTTATAAGAAGGAGAAATAACATTACCAATTTCACCCATTATTTGAATCTGAATTGGAAATGGGAATAATTCTTCCACCATATCGTATGTAATAGTTGTCATGTCAAAGTCCTTTTCCTCGGGGACAATTAACTTGAAAAACTCCAAAATACGATTTTCTGTAATGGCTTTGTTTTTGGCGGTTTCCCGCATGGATGTTCCTTTTAACAGAATATCGTTTTCCGTATATTCAATATCCTGTTCCTTTTCAAACTCCTCACGGCGTTCCATAAAGGGCTTTGCAAGCTCTTGAAAGTATTTTTCAATGGTAGCTTCATCTGTAACGGCGATTCGAGCTAAAATAGCCTCATATTCAGCCGTAAGTGGCACCTTGACTTTAAAAGTATGTCCACCTAGCTCAAATGAACGGGTGCGGACTGCATCTTTGTCCTCTAAAAACTTTTTACCTAATGCACTAGCAAATGTATTCATAAATCCTCACTTGTTGTATTTTGATTTGTATCTTTCTAAAACTGTCCTAAGAGAATCGGTTAAAACATTGGTTGCCGCTTGACTTTGACCTTCTAAAGCTGGTCGGAGAAATGGCTTACCTCCCGGTATTTTTGCTGTGCCAAATTCCATAGCTAAAGCACGGAAGTCGGGCTTGAAATCGTTAAATCCCTTTTTCTTCATGGCGCTTGCAGGAGCGGTCGTTACCGTTGCGATTACTACATCGGTGGCATTGACATATCGGGAATGTTTATCTTTGCTTGTAGGCTTTCTAGCTTCGATCCTAAGGGAATCCTGTAAAGCTCCTGAATCTACTGGCACAAGGTTACGGGCAAGGCTTAAAACTGGCTCCATAGCCAATCTCATCGCTTTATTCATAATATTTTTGGCATCTTTTTCGCCAAAATCTTCCCTGATCTCATTTACCATGTCGGTAAATTCCTGAAAACCCTCAAATTTAAAGGTTACAGAATCAGCCATTTCCATCACCCTTGATAATCTTCTGATATATGGAATTATTAAGTTTAATTACATAATCGGCGATTTGATCGGGCGTGAATTTATCGGCATGATATTTAGCCATCTCATGTGCCAAATAAATGCCTGTAATGCGTTGTTGAGTAAAACCAAACCAATTCTTAACTCCTGAATTGGCTTGGCTTAATAGGTAACTTAGTAGGTCTGTGCTGTTTTCTATTGTCGTGGACATATTTTTTAGCTATTGTTTGACCAGCCGTATTGATTACCACGAGGATGAACTGTGAAAGTGCAAGTGGCTTCCTTACCGGGAGCCGCATCAACTTTAAACTCACCAACACGACCATTAAACGCATAAGCAACAGTATCAGAACCCGATACAGCCGCAACTACAAAGGTGCGATCAATGATACCGCTATACGCATCGGAACGCATTAATAGCAAGCCAGCATCGCTAGGATTCCATGGAGCAACGATAGTCATGGAAGTAGGTTTGCTTTGTGTAGGGATTTGATCTGATTGACGGCTACCAGCAACCATGAAGGAAGCGGAAGCATCATCTTGACCAAAGGCAGGAATTGCCTCTACATTTAATTGCTCACCACTTGTTCCCAAACCATTAGCCGCTGTGCCAACGATGTCTTGAACTTCGCCAGTCCATGTTGATAATTGGGTAAGAGTTAATGCTGTTGGAGTTGCACCAGTTTGACACCATAACGATGCCGAAAATCCGGGGAGAACCTTATTTGGAAGTGCCATTTTAATTCCTTTAGAAAATAATTAATAAATGCTATTTTATGTTGGAATGTCTAAGGTGCAATCCATCACTATCTGTTGCAATCCTACAGTATTATCGTATGTATTGTAAAGCATTACTACATCAGCCTTTGAGATATAAAAGCCACTTGAACCGCCAAATTGACCATTATATCCATGCAAAGATTGTATTATGGAATTGCCAATACTAAAAGCATCATTCATATTTTGGCAAAAAATACTGATTTGAAATATAGGGCGATCAATACCCTTATTATTTTGATTAACACCTGTATAAACTGGCTGGTGGACATTTCTTAAATTCCACACCACGAATTTAGGCTCTGATGCAAAATTTCTGTTGAAATTAGCGTAAACAGGAACTGGATTTACTATGCTTTTAAGCTGATATTGGATAGCCTTTGCATAATCAACAATATTGTTTTGGCTCATACTGGCACCACAGGATCATTGCGATAACATAGGAATGTAATATTCATTTTATCGTTGCTTTCAAAACAATCTGTAATACGCCAATCTTTAGCTCGGTATGTAATACTATATAATTGCTGATTATCAACCATTTGTCTTGTCCACGGCGTGTAATTCATGGTTAATTTGACTAAATCGGTATATACACGGGTGTCCTTGTTGATTTGTAGCCCATTATGGACATCCTGCACCCTTGCCCGTGTGGAGAACCATTTGGACAAAGTAGTGGTGTATTGACCTAAATCATCAACAGAATTGGTTACATTATTAACATCAACCTGCTCATACCGTGCAATAGCCATTTACATCACCAATGGTTTGTATGGGCGTAAAAGTTGATCCACCCCGTATGGAATATTAGCCAATTTGCCGTTAAACGAATTGGAGCGGTTGTTATACAAGTGGGTTAATAAAAGGAGACCAGCTTGTTTGATTACTGGATACTGAGCAATAGGATTAGCGTTACAGGTATATGTGCAAACAATAGGGCTGGTCATAATCTGACTAGCGGAATCAGGGATACCCGATACGATTACCTTGTTACCCGTAGGATCATAATAATAATTTGCAGGCGCAATAACTGTATAAACAGGAGGAGTGGCTCCTGAGTAGTAAGCCACCTCATTAATTACCACACCTTTTTGACCTTGAAAATCTTGGCTTACTTCGGGCAAATCAAGGCTCATTTGTGTGCCTGTCATGCCGTTAAAAGTGCCGTAATAAATCTTGTATGTGGTTGGGAATATGGACATACCAAGATAATCTTCAATCGCCATACGGGTCGCCAATTCAAGTCCTTGAAGGTATGAATCTTGGCTTTGATCCTCAAACAAGTTTAATTGCTGAGTTATTTCATCAAGAGATAGCCAAGCCGTTTGTAAATCACGGCTTACCTGCTCAATTTTGTCATAGCTATACGGATTACGAGTAGTCCCTAAAAAAGGACCATTTGTAAGACTATCTAATGGCATATTAGCCTACCAATCTAACGCCTGCAAACACATCCCGAATGGTGGAAACAACCCGTTTTTCACAGAATAATGTCATAAATCCGGGTAATGTTTGTTCAAACACGGAAATATTCATTAATTCATTGTCAGCGATGGTAACAAAACGATCCCATGAGCAAAGGTAAACTGGGTGCTTTCCTGATCCAGCCACATCCATATAGGGGTTGGCAATAACTGGGAATCCAAAAATGCGAGTTACCGCACCTCCATCCATATCACCAACCTCTAGAAATACTGGCAAGCCTGAACCTGATCCAGTTAATTCACGGATTTGTTTGATTGTGGAAGGGTGCATCATCCAAGCGGTGCTAGGATCAGTCCAGTATTGTGGAGGTAAAGCAGAAGCTAGGTTGCCAATATCGTTATAAGAAATGGCGGAAGGACTTGTTTGGGTAACTTCTAGCAAAGTATGCAAGCCATTGGTCATCGCAGGCCCATTGGAGCCAAAAGCGGCGGCAGAAGTCGAGCCTGAATAAGAATTTAAACCACGCAAGCCTAAGGTCGCACCAGTTTGAACTGTGGTAGAACCAGCTTGGTCGTTGTTAAACATCATGGAAAGGGCTTCTTGTTGCGCAAATTCCAACATAATGTCGCCAACAATAGCTTCGTTGATGTTATTAATATCATCCATAACAGCGGTACGAATTGGAACTACCGCATTAATTGCACGGACTGGTAACTGCCAATAGGAAGTAGCAATACCATTAACAGAATTATTACTGTTAATTGGATATCCCCATGGGTTATAAGAGCCGTTTTGAATGTTGGTGACATCACCTGTTTTGACTACAAAGGCTTCATCTGAGCCAATGGTGGTGATAACTCTTGCACCAGCATTACGAATTGGGTTGTTTTGACGCAAACTTGCAAAAGCATCGTCATAAATTGTGCGACCACCAACTCCTGAACCAGAGCCAGTAAGTTGTGATGCCTCTTTTAAGTTTACTGTTGCCTGACCTTCTTTAAGGGCGGTTTGGACTGCTTCAAGAATTAGATTAGCCATTTTTATTCCAAATTAAATAGTAAAAGCGGGGGGATTTCTCCCCCCAACTTTATTAAGAGCCTGCAGTTGCAGTAGAACGGTAACGGATTGCTGAGAATGGATCAACAACGCTGGTTGCCAAACGCTTTTCACCGAAGAAGGTGATGAAGCCGGGTAATGTTTGGTCATAGCGACGGAGAACCATATTCAAGCGATCAACGATTGTGTGGAATCGTGTGAAATCACCGAAATACATTGGATACAAGCTGGTAGCTGTGTTGCCAGTTGTTTGATATGGTTGGTCAAGATACTTATTAACTACTACATCAAAGCCAGCAATTTGACCTACGATACCTTCGGTAATCAATGGTGTCATACGATCAAAAATTGGCGTGCCGTTTGTATCCTTCAAGCCACGAATCTGTGCCAAGAAGAAAGGAGACACAACGATTTTTGCTGTTGGTGTCCAATATTCTTGTGGCAAGAAATGTAGGAAGTTGATGATGTCATCAAAGGTTACATTGTTTGCACCTGCGGTATCACCGTTGGTGGTGATTTGGTCGTAGGTAGCGATGCTATGCAAACCGTTTGTTGATGCTGTGCCTGAAGAACCGAAAGCGGCAGTAGAGATTGTGCCACCTGTGTAGGAAGCATTAGCTCCGCCGTATTGATTCAAGCCACGGATACCATTAGAACCGCCGTATGGCAGGGAAGTAGAGCCTTGGTCGTTGTTCTGAATCATAGCCAAACCTTCTTGCTGGCTAAATTCTAACAACATATCATCAACAACATTGGACTCCAAACCATCAATATCGTCTAAAGCGGCGGTCCGGATTGGGAACTGGACATTCAAGTCTTGCATTACAACTTGCCAAATGTTGGTGTTTTCAGTTGTTGGAGCACCGTTGTTTTGAATTGCATAACCCCATTGAGCACCAGCATTACCTGTTTTGGCACGGAATTGGTAAACAGAACCATCGGTAGTTACATTACGGCTAACACCACGCAATGGGTTCATCAAACGCAATTTGTGGAATACAGGATCGTAGGCTGTGCGACCACCCACATTGTAACCACCGCCGTAACCAGCAGGATTACCAATTTGTGAACCATCTTCCTTCAAGTAGGCTTGATATTCAGATTCATCAGCGAACATTTCAAATTCTTTGTTCATTGAACCTTTTTTAACCATCTTAGCCAACTGCTCTTTAACCTTGCGGTTTACATCTTGCTTGATTGTTTTAGCAGGACTGCGAGCAATTTCAGGAGCTTGAATAGCGGATACTTTTGCTTCTAAGGCAACAAACTTTTCAGTCATTTCTGTCTTAGCGGCTTCAACTGCGGCAACTGCCTCAGCCTTAACTTCTTCTACTTTAGCAACCGTTTGTGTTTCGATTGCATCAAGTTTTTCGTTGATCTGTTCAATCATGATTTTTCCTTATTTGATGCGTTTAGTTAATGCTTTTACCAATTCTCTATGCTCTAACGCTTTAAGAATAGTATCAGCTTCATTTACCACCGCTTCCAATTCACTTGGTTGTGGGGTTTCTTTAACAATTTCCTTGTTTGCATCACGCAATTCAAGAATCTTTTTAAAGACGGAAGATGCGGTGGTCGCACCCTTCTTGGAAAGACCTGCCTCACGCAAGGCTTCCTCAACTATGCGAGGATTCAAATGCCCTTCGGCATCAAAACACTCTAATTTCTGAATTTCGGCGGCTGGATTGTTTGGGAACATTACAACGGATACTTCACGCAAGCCACCTTTAGTAATTTGGAAATAGGCTTCATCTGTATCGTCATCATCCACTTCATCGCCAGCTTCATTAACAAAACGGGCTTCTTCTGCGTATGCGCCTACTGATACACCACCAAACAAATTAGGTGATGATTTTAAAACTTCGTAAATATCTGAGCCTGCGGTGGTATTCATAAACAATTCACCATTAGCAACTAAACCTGTTTTGTCAAAAGTAAATTCATTCCATTGACCAATAGGCATACCCATATCGTTATGGTTTAGGAACATTGGCAAAGGTTTACCAGCTTCGGTAAAGGAATTTGCCCATTCCATAAATCCTTCGGGCTGATAATTGAATTTTCTCCCGTCTGCGCCTTCTCTAGCACCCCAAGAGGTAACACGGGCTTCAATTTTCCCGCTTGGTGCTCCGTTTTTTGAGGATTGGTTTAGGCTTAGCTTTGCTTCGCACAGGAAATTCAGGTTCTGATTCATTGATAATCCCATTTCTGATAGATTGATTATTGTCAGTTATTGTATTACGGGATTTTGTCTTTGTTGGCAGTTTAACATTATTTTTTACTAGTTGATAACCTAAAACGCCAATTATTTTATTGATTGTCTGCATTATGTTTTCCCAATGTTCATTTTGCTTTTCTGATTACCGCCTCCGCCACCCGTGTCCTGAGGAGAACTTCCGGGTAATGCTTGAACTTTAGCAGTTTTTTGTCCTACTGGCACATTATCAGAGGAAATAGCTTGGGCATTTACAGATAAAAGCTCATCAGCTCCATCCATTTTAGGCATATTCATATATTCACGGGCTTCATTTGGGGTCATAATGCCACCAGCAACGCCAGCGTTTACAAAGTTCATCTGATCTAAAGCGGCTCCTTTTAGGAAGTCTTTAGTATCAAAACGGATACAAAGGTTTGGATAACCTTTCAATAATCCCATTTTAAACTTTTGCTCAATGGCAATAATCATTGGATACATGGTGGTTTTATAAAATTCATCCAATAAAGTCTGAGTATTATTGAATTTGCCTACATCCAAGCCAAGCATTTGTGGTGGAACGCCAAATAAAGCACAAATACGCTTGGTAGTTTGCTCTTTTAAACGGGCGCAATCGGCATCTTGAAGGGTTAGCATTTTCAACGGCTCATATTTCATGCCGTTATCTAACATAATGGATTGCCCAGGCTTACTCAAATCTGTGGGCTTTGAACCTGTCATGGAAGACCAAGCCTCTTTCAGCCGTGCGGCAATTTCTTTGTATTTGGCGTCAGGAATAACTTGATCGGTAATAAACATACCGCTAGGTTTTGCTCCGTTTTGCATCACATAGTTAGCATATAGGTCAATATCCTGATCTAAAGCCACTAATTCTGTTGCCAAAATACCTTTATTGAAACCTGCGGAGCCTTGCCAAGCGGCTTCTGAAATATGAATTACTTGGTGCGCATCTAGTGGCTCATCACGATTAAAGCCATAGGAAGGTGTAGATAAACGATAAGTAGGATAACGGGCAGGATTTAACTGGGTCGTAATTAAAGTCGAATCTAGGTTATATAACTCTATTGGGGTTTGATTTGGGTCTTTTTGGTCTTTACGATATAACAAGGTAAATACTTCACCCGATAGGAGATACCACATTACCCATTGATACCAAAACTCATACTGGGATTGGAAGTTGTTAGGCTCTTGCAGGAGAGTTAATACTTGCTTTGCTTTCGCTTTATCACGGCTACCAGCTTTATCTGATTGAAGGGCATCTACAAAAGTGCCAATATCTTCTCTGTATGCAATATAAATTGAACATTGGGAAAGGGCTCTAGCAATAACACCTACGCAAGACATAATGGTGCTGTTTCTAGTAAGCACCGACATATCCACAATACGACCAGCGTTGGTCGTTGAGCTTGTGGTTACATATAGGAGTTGGAAATTAGCTCCACCTTTGCCGTCTTGAGCTTGGCGGACAATTTGGTTACCTAATTGGGTCTGTCCAAAAAGCGTATTGTTCTCTTTGACAACCTGATTTTTCCTGCTGAAAATGTCTAGGATTCCCATTTTTTTCCTCGTTTTCCCGCCATTTTATATCAGAAAATCCTCAAACCAAAACTATTTGATACATAAGGATTATCCAAGCTACAATGCGCCGCAATAATCATAGCAATAATACCATCAACCTTTGCCGCCTTGTCTGCTTCGTTTTTCCTGATTTTAATATTGCCGTTTACATCCTCATACACTTCACAGTTACCTAATTGCCAGCCGAGGAATGGGTTACCATTATGGCGTATTTGGTGATTTAGGATCAATTTCTCTACATATTTGGAAGGATTATTAAGCACAGCCATACCTTGACCAACCTTTTTTACAGGAATTCCAACATCATGCAATCTAGCCACAAGGGAAGCAGCATTATAAGCATCGTATCCAACCTCTTTTACATCATACTTTTCGCATTGGTGTTTAATGAAGTCGCTGATCTCCCGATCATCCATTACATTACCTTCGGTAAGTTTTAGGATTTCAGTATTAACTGCCATGCGGAATATATCTGCGTAGTGTTTGGGGATATGCTCCAAACCAGCTTCAGGTAGGAAGAATTGAAATTCTGCTTCATAATCTAGCTCTCCATAGCGTTTTAAAGTGCATACCGCATTCAAATCTCGGGTGGCGGCTAAGTCAAATCCTATGAATACGGCTTCGGGTGTTCTTTCATCTGCTACAATAAATTTACTATCATCCCAGTATTTGCGATCTATCCAAGCGGAGTTAGCACTTACAAATATGTTAAGTGTCTTACATAGGAACTCATTAAGTGCGGCTGGTTTATTCTTTGCCTCCTCGGCTCTTTGAGCTATCGCCTCGGAGAACACGCTTATACCGTGCATTGGGTTAGCCTTAGCCCAAATTATAGGGTCTTTCCATTCATCCTGTGGATCAAGTCCGTATAGCAAGCCAAACCATTTAGGATTATCCTCAGCCTCTCCGTAAAGCATGGACTGAAATAAGGAGTAATCCTCATAAAACTTGGTCTCCTTAGTAAAACTGGCAGTTGTAATATAGATTCGCAAGGGATTCTTCCGTGCCACCATACCTGAATGGAGAACCTCGATGGAGTTTCTGTCTAAAATTTGAGCGGCTTCATCAATAATTACGCAAGAAGGATTTTTTCCGTCTCCAGTTTTTTTGGTATCCCTAGATAGGGCTTTAAACATGGATTGGGTATCTCCTACCTTTTTAATCTCATATTTATTAACAATAAATAAAGAGGTAAGGGCGGATGGCATATTTTCTATGAAGCCTTTAGCGGCATCAAACACAATGGTAGCCTGTTCTCGGTTGGTTGCTAGGGTAAATACCTCTGCTCCAGCCTCTCCGCACAGGAGTTCATAAAGTGCTATTACAGCCGTTAATGTGGATTTTCCTGCCTTCCGTGGAATAAACAGTATCACATCGGAAACCATGCGTTTTTCTTGGTCTTTTTTGCTTCTAAAGCCGTATATGGCGTTTATGAGGAGAATTTGAAATGGCTCAAGAATAATGGGCTTTCCAGCATCAGGACCTTTGGTGTGTTTTAAAGTGTCGGCAAAGTCCAGCACATGCTGAGGGAATCGGCTGTCATATACCCATTCCCATTCCTTGTTTTCCAATTGGTTTATAAAACGCTGACAGGCTAGACGGACATCCCTGCAAACATTTATATCGCCCTTAATTACGGAGTGGGCGTAGGTAACGCCATCTTCCCATTTCATTTGACTTTTAAAGCTAATTTGATTGAATAGACTATTTCTTCCAATGTTCCTCTAGGAAGTATTACAGCAACCAGCTCTTGTTGCTCCTTTATTTCTTTGAACACCTTGCGGAGATATTCATCTTGAGCCTGTTGCTCCTTTTTAGACCTTTTTAATTTCATTGTGCCATTGGTCCTCTAAGGAACTTTGCTACGGCGGAATTATCTTCGGGTTTACCCGAATTAAGTCTGCCTCTAGGGGTTAATCCTAATTCATTCATCAATTGGATGCAATTCTTGAGGGCTTTACCCCTTTCAATAAGGAACGGATTGCTACCAAGATTAGCACCATTGTTAAAGCGTATAACAATTCCCCCCTTTTTAATCCCTTTGCAACATTCAATGTAGGTATCAATTTCATTAGCCAGCATCGCA